GCGGATCTGCCCTACCGCACCGCGGCGGAGTGCATCGACTGGAGCCAGCCCTGCCCGTCCATCTTCCTGAGCAAGGAGGAGGGACGCAAATATGGGGTCAAGCGCCCCTTGGCAGAGAAAACCCTCCAGCGCATCGCCAAGGGCATTGATAAATTTGTCTTGCAGGATCCAGAGCCCTATGTGGTCAATTTCAGCCCACCGGCCCCGGCCAGCAAAAGTCGGTATGCAGAGGTGCAAGAATTCCTCCGCGATGTGGGAGCTGCTCCCTTTGTTTCCAAGATGCGGGGCGGAGCCACGGGCTTTCCCTGCACAGCGCCCATGCACACAATCACAAGCGGCGGCAATCCGGCCAGGCCCAGTACGGGCAATCCTTTGGCCCTGGCGGTCCCTTTCCTCGCTCCCCGATATGGGGAGCGGCCCGGCCAAGAGCCCCGGGCGCAGCCCGCGAATCAACCCTTGGCGACCATCACCGGAACCAATAACGGCGGCCGCCTGGCTGTGGCCCATTTGGCCAAGCATTACGGCGGGGTTGTCGGCCACGGCGCGGACCAGCCCCTGGGTTCCGTGACCGCGCGGGATCATCACTCCTTGGTTACCAGCCACCTGCTCCACCTGCGCAACAACTGTCATTCCCGCGATACGCGCACGCCACTGCCGACCCTGACAGCAGGCGGCGGCCATGTCGGCGAGGTGCGGGCCTTTTTGCTCAAGTATTACGGGCAGGGAGTCGGCCAGGAAGCGGGTGTTCCCTTGGACACCATCACCGGCCGGGATCGCTTCGGGGTCGTGGTCACTATCCAGGGCGAGGAATATGTGCTCGCGGATATCGGCATGCGTATGCTGCAGCCGCGCGAGCTGTTCATGGCCCAAGGATTCCCTGCCGACTATCGCCTGGACGGAATGACCAAGACGCAGCAGGTGCGGCTCTGCGGCAACAGTGTGCCGCCCCAGTTTTCCGAGGCCCTGGTGGAAACCAACTTTGCGGTCGAGGACAGACGGAACGACTGGTCCTACTTGCCGCTGATGCGGGGGTCGGCCGCCAGGCGGGTGGAAGCGTAACGAGCAAGCAGGGAGGGATGAGCCATGAGCCTGGAATTCTATCGATGGTTCTTCCGGGACGTGATGCGGCTGCCGGACAAGGCGGTCTGGAGCCGGGCGAATCGGAGGGAGATCGAGCGAAAGATGGAGCTTAAGAGGCGAAAAAGAGAGCGGAGACACCCGGAGGACGACACTGGGCTGCCCGAGGGCAGGGAGCGGTTCCAAGGTTTTGGCGGGGAGGTTTGGGGAACACATGCCGCCGTTGATCCCGGAAGGATTCAGATCGTCCCCTGCGAGGGACAGGAAAGGGGTATTCTCGGGAGGTTGTGGGACAGGCTGCAAGGGAAGACACGTAGCTCCGGAGGTTTCACCAATGCCTGAGCTCATCGGCATATCCGGCAAGATTGGAGTGGGCAAGACCATCACCGCAGAGATCCTGCGCGACGCAGGCCTGGTGGATCGCGTTCTGGCCTTCGGCGACCCGGTCAAGGTGGAGGCGGCGGGGCGTTTCAACTTCGACGTGCGGCTCTGCTACGAGGACAAGGACCAGGTCATTCTCCACCAGGATCTGCCGGGCGGCGCCATGTCCGTGCGCAGGATCCTGCAATGGTGGGGAACGGACGTGCGGAGGCGCGAGGATCCGCTCTACTGGGTCAAGCGCATGGGTGAGTGGTTCGCGCAGATGGATCCCCACGAGCGCCTGGTCATCCACGACGTGCGCTTCCGCGAGGAGGCGTTCTGGATCCGGGAGGCCGGAGGCTATCTGGCCCGGATCGAGCCCTATCCGGGGTGGCGTCCGGGGCCGGAGGCGAATCACCAGAGCGAGGTGGATCTGGACGACTGGCAGGACTGGGACGTGGGGCCGATCCACCCTGTGTACAACGGATTGTGGCTCGTGGCGGACACGATCGCCACCAATCTGGGCCTGCGTGTGGCGTAAATCTCCGGAGGTCTGGCCATGGATGCGGCAGTCCAGGACTCAATCACGGCTTGGCAGGAGGTCAACACCTTCGAGTGCCCGCACGGCATGGGGCGCCTGTCTCCGGAATCCTGCGCCGAGCTGCGGCGGCGGCAGGATCTTGCTCGCGCTGGTGGCGGATCGCATCCGCAGGGGCGGGAAAAGCACTATCGCCCCGGCCCCTGCGCCACTTGCACGGAGTATCAGGCCCACTGGGACGACGTGGCCAGGCGTCGGTCTCAGGCGGGACAGGGAAGTAAACCCAAAACGGGAGGAACGGCTATGCCAACATACATCGATTGCCTCAGCTGCGGGGCACAGGGTGTGCCGAATGCGGCCAGGGGGCTTTGCCAGAGCTGCTATCCCAAGATTACCAAGAGCGAGCGCGAGCGCTACGACCTGGAAGAAGCCAAGGAAAAGCGCCGCAAGCGCCTGAACGGCGAGAGCGAGGCGGCCACGGAGGCCACTCCGGACCCGGGGGACGGTTTGCAGCTGGAACCGGCGGAGCCGGAGCCAGCCTCCGGGAGTCCGGACGAGGACGAGCCCTTTGCGGACCCACGGGGGGACGAGGATCCCCTGGCCGGGTTCAAGCACGTCCCGGCGCAGTGCCGTGGCGCAGAGTCGTCCACAGCCAGGGTGGACGCCGTGGGCAAGACGCTCCGCTTCGGGCCGCAGGTGGCCCAGGAGTTCGGTCTGCGCCCCGGGATCTACGCCCACGTCTACACCGGGCAGGGGCGTCTGGCCCTGCAGCTCCTGCCAGACTACGAGCACGGGGCGTACAAGATCTGGCGCGAGGCCAAGAACAGGACCGGGCACAGCCGTAAGCTGATCCTCACCGTGCAGCAGCTGTCGCGGCGCGGCCTGGTCTCCCCTGGCCAGGGATTCGACGTGCGCAGCGAGCGGGGCGTGCTGTTTCTGGAGCCGAAGGAGGGCTAATCATGCAGGTACAGTGGATGGACATCGAGCGGCTCGTCCCGTATGAGCGCAACGCTAAAAAGCACCCGGACGACCAGATCGACAAGATCGCGGCCAGCATCGAGCACTTCGGCTGGGATCAGCCCATAGTGGTGGATGAGCACATGGTGATCATCAAGGGGCACGGCCGCTATTTCGCGGCGGAGCGGCTTGGCAGGAACCAGGCTCCGGTCGTGATCCGCGATGATCTGACCGAGGAGCAGAAGCGAGCCGCGCGCCTGGCGGATAACCGCACCGCGGAGAGCGACTGGGACTGGGACCTGGTCGGCGCGGAGCTGGCCGATTTGCGCGAACTTGGCTTGAATATAGAGCTAACGGGTTTTGATCAAGAGGAAATTGAAGGTCTCCTGGCGGAATGCACTCCCGAGGGGAACATTGACGAAGACGAGGTTCCGGAGGAGCCCGAATATCCTGTAAGTCGCGAAGGCGATGTGTGGCTTTTGGGCCAGCATCGGGTAATGTGTGGCTCCAGCACGGATGCCGCGCAAGTTGAAGGACTACTGGGGGGGGGCATACCCTCACTTAATGGTCACCGATCCGCCCTATGGGGTGAATTACGACCCAAACTGGCGCACCTCTGCCGGGATCGGCGGCAAGGGGATCGCCTCGGGGAAGGTTAAAAATGATGACAGCGCGGACTGGCGCGAGGCCTATCAGCTCTTTCCGGGCGACGTCGCCTATGTGTGGCACGACGGCACCAAGGCCCGCATCGTGGTGGACGGGCTCGTGTCCTGCGGCTTCGAGCTCCGGGCCCAGATCGTATGGGTTAAGAACTGCTTTGCTGTTGGGCGCGGGCATTATCATTGGCAGCACGAGCCGTGCTGGTACGCGGTCAAAAAAGGGCGCAAGGGGCACTGGCGCGGAGGCCGCAAGCAGGCCACGGTCTGGCGAATTGTTGACCGGGTACTTCGCCCGGACGAGCTCGTCTTCATCCGGCGCGAGGACGCGGGGCAGATCTACGCCATTTCCGGGGACGAGTCCACGGTCTGGGAGATACCTAAGCCCAGGAAGTCCGAGACGGGTCACAGCACGCAGAAGCCGGTGGAGTGCATGCGTCGCCCTATTGCCAACAATTCGTCCCCGGCGTCTTTGGTGTATGACCCCTTTCTGGGGAGCGGGAGCACTTTGATCGCGGCGGAGATGATGGGGCGCTTTTGCCTGGGCATGGAACTGGACCCCAAATACTGCGACGTGATCGTGGATCGCTGGCAGCAGTTTACCGGCAAGGTGGCCGTGCTCCAATCTACCGGCCAGGCTTTCGATGAGGTCAAGAATGACAGACAAGCAGCCGAGTGATCTTGAGCAACTTCTGGGCGTCTGTTCGGAGCAGGAAAAGGCCGAGCTCAAAACGCTGTATAACGCCCAGATCCAGTGCCTGAAGGCATATCAAAAAGATCCCACCGCACAGCGCAAGCGAGACTGGGATGCGGCGCGACAAGGCTATGAAGAACGATTTTCCGAGCTGTGGCAGCGCTACATGGCCAGGGAGGAGTATCTCAAGAACCGGCTGGAGGCCGTGGAGTGGCTGCGGGATCAGGGCTACAAGGTGGGCAAGTCCAAGCTGTACAACGACGCCAAGGCGGGCCGGCTCAAGGTCTGCAATGACGGCTCCATCCGGGTCAGCGATCTGGAGGACTACGTGGCCCGTCAGGGCCTGGAGCCGCTGGAGCAGGCCACGGAGCCGGAGGAGGGGGCCGAGGATCTGCAGCGGGAGAAGCTCAAAGAGCAGCTGCGCCAGCTGCAGCTGGACAACGAGAAGCGCGAGTTCGAGCGCCAGCGCCTGGAGGGGAAATACATTCCCCGCCAGGATCTGGAGCTGGAGCTGGCCAGCCGGGCCGGGGTGCTGGATACGGGGCTGCGCTCGGACATCAAGACCCACGCCCGGGACTGGGTGCACATGGTGGGCGGCCGGGCCGAGCGGGTGCCGGATCTGGTGGAGGCCATGCTGGACGTGCTGGATCGGCGCCTCAACGAGTATGCCCGGATGGATCGCTTTGAGGTGATCTTTTCCGAGGAAGAGGAGCAAGGCGGGGATGAATAAAGCGGCCCGCAAGGGCTGGAGGGGGAAGTTATGGAATGTAGTTGCACAGTAGATGCCCCTGTTGAGGAGTGCGAATTCGGCCTGGATATGACCCGGTCTTATCCAGTAGCCCTGGAGCCTCAAAAGTGCTGTGAGTGCGGACGGCGGATTGAGGTTATGGAGACGTATCTACACGAGAAAGGGATTCCAGAGGGAGAAGAGGACGAGGTTCCGGAAGATAAGTGGGATTGGCATGAATACAATACCTGTCTCGACTGCAAGTCCATTCGGGACCAGTTTTTCAACGGATTCATCTACACCATGATCTTGCACGACCTTGAGATGTTCCTGGATGAATCAGACGGCAGCACCAACGAAGAATGCATTGCGGCCTTGACGCCACGGGCCCGGGAAAAAGTTTGCGGCATGATCGAGAATGTCTGGCGAAAAATCGAGGAAGAGCAAGGCGGGGATGAATAGGCTGCCGGGGCTCGCCCGGATGGAGATGGAGCATGGAAAAACGCAGAATAAACTATGATGACTGGATGAAGGAAGGCCAGGATCGGTTCGGCCACGATGTGCGTCAATGGCAATTCAAGTGCCCATGCTGTGGATACGTTGCCAGGCTGCAAGATTGGTATGAACTCGAGGCCCATGGAATGGCGGCATTCAGTTGCTTGGGTCGCGCTCTTCCTCCAGAGCAGAGAGCTCCTGATAATGGTGGTCCCTGCGATTATGCAGGTGGAAGGTTGTTTCAATTCAACCCTGTTATCGTGTGCTGTAGCGACGGAAAAGAAGTCGAAGTTTTTGAGTTCGCAGACTAGGAGTAAGGCATGAACCAAGAAATAGGCCACTCCATCGCCGACTACATCGACCCCCGGACCCAGTCGCTGCACTGCCCCGCCTGCCTGAGCGATAAGCTCAGCTGCGGGGATGGCTGGTCCGGGACGGATTGGACCTGCAACGGGTGCGGCAAAGAGATCACCATGTATCCCCTGGATGACGGGCGGCTGGAGTTGGCGGTCAAGATCGGGGAGAATCGCGAGGCATGACCCAACAAGCCACCCTCCCCTCCATCGACGCCAGCGCCGGGACGCGGGTCCGGATCCGGGCGGACGCTCCCTGGGTGCCGGAGTCCGTACGGGAGCGGGTGCGCTCCGAGGGCGCGGTGGCGCACCGCTCCGGGTTCTCCAAGGCCGAGCGGCGGATCCTGCGCAAGCGGCCGCGCATCCCGGTCAGCCAGTGGGCGGAGCAGCACCGCTGGGTGCGGGTCTCCTCGCGCGCCGGGCAGTGGTCCAACGCGGTCACGCCCTATCTGGCCGGGGTTATGGACGCCATCGGGCACCCCTCGGTCCGGGACGTGACCATCTGCGCCGCGCCGCAGACGGGCAAGACGGAAGCGACCTACAACGCCCTGGGCTACTGGATCGACCGGGATCCGGGTCCGGCCCTGGTGGTCTTCGCTGACGAGCAGACCTCGAGGGACGAGCACGAGGAGCGGATCAAGCCCATGCTCGAGGACTCGCCCCGCCTGCGGCAGTACAAGACCGCGGCCGCGCGCGACACCACCACGCTCAAGGCCAGCCTGCAGCACATGGTCCTGCACCTGGCCTGGGCCACGTCCGTTGCCCGCCTGGCCACCAAGCCCAAGCGCTACGTGATATTCGACGAGGTGGACAAGTATCCCGAGGGGTTCAAGCGGGAGACGGACCCCATCAACCTGGGGGTCCTGCGCACGCGGACCTACAGGGACGAGCGCAAGATCGCCAGGCTGTCCACGCCCACCTGGGCGGAGGGGCCCATCTGGACCTCGCTGCAGCAGTGCCAGGCCGTGTTCCACTACCATGTCCGCTGCCCGCACTGTCGCGTGCTGCAACAGATGGTCTTCGGCGAGCGGGACTCCGCGGGCGGGATCAAGTGGCCCGAGGACCAGCGCGATCCGAATATCATCGAGGCGGAGCGCCTGGCCTGGTACGAGTGCCCGCACTGCGGCGGGGCCTGGGATGACGCTGCGCGGGACCGGAGCGTGCGCCTGGGCGAATGGCGCGAGGCCAACACCGGCCGCGAGCTCTCCCGCGAGCTGGAGGCGAGCCGCCCGGCCCGGATCGGGTTTCACCTGCCGGCCTGGCTGAGCTCCTTTGTCAGCCTCTCCGAGTGCGCCGCCTCCTTCCTGCGCGGCCAGGAGAGCAAGAGCGCCCTGCGGGATTTCATGAACGCCATCTGCGCCGAGCCGTGGGTGGAATATGAGGCGGAGCGCAGCGAGGACCAGGTGCTGGCCCTGTGCGACGAGCGGCCGCGCGGCCAGGTCCCGGAGGAGGCGGACGTGCTGCTGGCGGCAGTGGATACCCAGGACAACGGGTTCTGGTATGAGATCCGCGCCTTTGCCGCCGGCCCGCTGCTGGAGTCCTGGCAGGTGCGGGAAGGCTTCGTGGCGGCGGACTGGTCCAAGGTGGACCCGGCGGAGCTCTCGGGCCGGAGCTGGCCCTACCACCCCGCCTTCGACGCGCTGCGCCAGATCTTGTGGGAGGACGAGTACCGCGACGCCTCGGGCCGGACGCGCCAGGTCCTGTTCTGCGGGATCGACGCCATGGGGCACCATACGTCCGAAGTTTATGATTTTTGCCGCGCGCACAAGGGCAAGATCGCGCCCCTGCAGGGCAAGCCAAATCGTCAGAACACCCCGCGCAAGTGGTCCAAGATCGACACCTACCCCGGGTCCAACCGGAACATCCCCGGCGGGGTCCAGTTGCTGCAGCTGGATGTCAACTCCTTCAAGGACGAGCTCTCGGGCAAGCTCCAGGTGGCGGCCATGGACCCGGGGGCCTGGCACATGCACTCGGAGACGAGCCGGGACTGGGCCCGGCAGCTCTGCTCGGAATACATCGACGAGAAGTCCGGCCGCTGGGTCTGCGCCTCGGGACGGGCGAACCACGCCTGGGACTGCTCGGTCTACGTCCTGGCCCTGGCCGAGGAGCTGGGGGTGCGGCACATGAGGCGGGAATCCGGCCAGCAGGAGCGGCCGCGAGGCCAGCAGCGGGGAGCGGAGCGTCGCCGCCCCAACCCGTACACACACGGGCAAAACCCTTTCGGATCATAAGGGGAGCGCTATGCAAGGTGCCACGTTAATGGCCTACGCCATCCAGCAGGCGGAGTCCGGGGTGGACTACGACCGCAAGGCAGGAGCGGCCTGCCCCTTTTGTGGGCACAAGGTCAAGGTGCAGGACACCAGGCCCTGGACGGGCAACAGCCGCATCCGCTACCACCGTTGCCGCAACGAGCGGTGCCCGCTGTACGAGTTCGAGCGCTCGATCAAAAGTGTTGAGTCCCTGGGATAATTTTTTGCCCTTCCCTGTTGACATTTTGCACCCGCAGGGTGCAAAATAAGCCTATCAATAAACGGGAAACCCGAACAGGGAGGGGCAAAAATGACAAACGAATACGTGAACGAGGTGCTGGCGGACCTCAAAATTGAGGTCAAGGTCAAGGGCGCCACCCAGGTGGCCGAGGAGCTCGGGGTCCGCGAGGAGGCGGTAAGAGAGATGGTCCCGGAGGAGGCCAGGCGCCACGACGAGGCCACGGCCTAGAGGAGAACGGCCCCGGCCCGGAAGGGTCGGGGCGCAAGCCATTGGAGGGGGTTATGTCGGACCTAACAGAACGAGAGCAAGGATTGGCCCAGGGTTTTAGCGAGGGGGTTATCCTCAGCGTGGATACGCTGCTTGCCGAGAGCGGAGATACTGTCGTGGCTGAGTCGGTTTTGAAACAGCATGCAGGAAGTAAGGAATCTGTTCATAGACGGGTTGCACGCATGCGGCATCTACTTTTGAACCCTGAGCGAATCATACAGTTGATGGAGCATTGAGGATTATGCGTAAAATCATCAGAGGAGTCCGCTACGACACCGAAAAGGCCCGCCTCGTCGGCCAGGCCTCGTGTTGCTGCTGGGACGCCTGGCTCTTCTGCGCCAGGCGTTCGGGGCGCTACTTCCTGTTCGGCGAGGGCGGGCCCATGAGCCGCTTTGCCCAGTCCGCCGGCCGCAACGTCCTCAAGGGCGGGCGGGACATTATCCCGCTCAGCCGCGAGGAGGCCCTGCGCTGGGCCAGGGAATACCTGGAGCCCAACGAGATCGGGGCCGAGTTTGGAGAATCCGCCGATTAACCCGCCCCAAAGCCCCGGCTTTTCCCATCAGCCGGGGCTTTTTACGTCCGCCCCACATTTCCCTCCTGAGCGCCGCGGCCTCAGCCTCCGACCCAACCCACGAAAAACGCCTTTCCAGCCCCTCACAACCCCGATTTTGGCGGGGTTCTTGTCCGGGCCGCCCGCCGATCGGGCCGGCTGTCAATGTATGACGAGTCATAATCTATGACCAGTCACAATGCGCGCTCATGGGCAATGTGTATTCTGAGGGAAAATTGAGCATTGACAGAACTGGATAAACCCCGACCCGGAGCTTTCCATGGCAACAGTCACCGAGCTGGAGCAGGAGCTCTCGCTCTACAAGACCGCCCGCCAGAACATCCTGAAGTATGGGCAGGACATGAGCATGTCCGACGGCCGCCAGCTGACCCACGCGGACCTCAAGTGGATCGACACGCGGATACGCGATCTGGAGAACCGGATCCAGATCCTGAACAACGGCGGCCGGATCAACACCCAGCAGGCCGTATTCGGAGGCAGGCGTGGCTGAGGGCAAGCGCGGATTCGGCACACGCATCCTGGACGGCACCACCCGCGCCGTGGCCTACGGCGTGGCCATGTTCTCCCCCAGCGCCGCGGCCCGCTACGTCTACGGGATGCAGACCTTCCGCAACTACGCCGCCGCCGCCCTGTCCGGACCGAACAAGAACTGGCGCCCCACGAACAAGTCCGCGGACGAGATGCTGCGACGGGACCAGAAAACCCTCCGGGCCCGGGCGCGGGACCTGGTGCGCAACTCTCCTCACATTTCCGGGGCCCTGGGCAAGCTGGCCAACAATGTCATCTTCCGCGGCCTGGAGCCGCAGGCCCGCCTCAAGACCGGCCAGGGCGAGCCCAAGACCTCCCAGAACAAGCGCGCGGACGCCGTTTTCAAACGCTGGGCCAAGCGCGTGGACTTCTACATGATCCAGCGCCTGGTTCTGAATCATTTGTGGATGGATGGCGAGATCCTGATCCACTACTACTTTGAGCCGGACTATCTGAAAGAGGGGATAGCGCCTCTCGGTATCGAGCTGCTGGAGTGCGATCACCTGGACGACTGGGTTGACGGCACCCTGCCCAGCGGCAACATCGCCAAGCGCGGCATCGAGTACACCCCGCGCGGCAAGGTGGTGGCCTATCACATCCAGGAGGAGCATCCCGGGGACACGGGCATGCTCGCCCTGTCCCAAACCCGCCGCATTCCCGCGGACCGCATCGAGCACGTGTACCGTCCGATCCGGGCCTCGCAGCACAGGGGCGAGCCCTGGCTCACCAGCGTGATCACGGACATCAAGGATATGTCCGAGATCCGCGACTCGGAGCGCATCGCCTATCGCCTGGCCAGCGCCTTCGGCATCTTCGTGACCTCGCCCTATCCCGAGCACCAGGTTCCGGGGCAGAACCCGGTGACCAATCAGGAGTCCCAAAGCAAGACCCCGCAAGATATTTCGGAGTTCATCGATCCGGGCCGCGTGGACGTGCTGCCCCCGGGCATGGAGATCCAGGTGGCCAAGAACGAGCGCCCCGGGACCACGTACGAGCCCTTCATGAAGGACACCAAGAAGGGCGTCTCCGCGGGCATCAACATGAGCTATTCCGCTTTCGCCAACGATTACACCGATACCTCCTACTCCGGGGAGCGCGCCGCCTCCCTGGAGGAACGGCGCGGATACATGGTGCAGCAGGAGCTCCTGGGGAACAAGGTTGTGGAGCCCACCTGGGACCGGGTGCACGCCATGTCCCGCATGGCCGGGGTGGAAACCCTGCCTGCGGAAATCCCCATGGAGCTGACCACTCCGGGCTGGCCCTGGGTGGACCCGGACAAGGACAGTAAAGCCGCGGAGCGCGACCTGAAAAATGTCCTGACCACCAGGCGCAAAATGTGCGCGGATCGCGGCCTGGACTTTGACGAGGTGGTCGAGCAGCAGCGGCGGGAAAAAGAGCAGATTGAACAGGCCGGGATCGAGGACCCGTTCGCCTCCGACGGCCAGGGCTCCGGATCCCGCAACTACCGTCCCCTGCCCGAGCCCGGGGAGGACGAGGACGAGGACGAATTCATCGACCGCTGCATGGGGGACAAGGCCATGAAGAGCGAGTTCCCCAAGCCCAAGCAGCGCTACAGGGTTTGCGAGCGCATCTGGGAAGAGGCCCAGGAGGAGGAAGACGAGAATGAGTAGCGAGATGGCCCGCATGCCGCGCATGCAGTTCCGCGATACCGAACGGCAGCTCACCGCGCGCCAAAGCGCCGGCCTGCAGCCGGAGACCTTCGACGCCGAGTCCGGATCCGTCCGCTTTGTGGCGGCCACGGAAAAGCCCACCACTGTCTTTGACATGGAGGACCTGGAGCTCATCGACGAGGTCCTGCTCATGGACGGGATGCAGCTGCCTCCGGGCGAGCGGGTCCCGCTTTTGAACGCGCATTCCCGCTTCCAGGTGGACGACGTGCTGGGCAGCGCAACGGAGTTCCGGCAGACCACCACCGAAGGCTACCGCGCAGTCGAGCCTCTGGTCACCTTCTCCGGGGTGAGCAAGGCGCAGGAGTCGGCCCAGCTGGTCCGGGAGGGCCACCTCACGGACGTGAGCGTGGGCTATCTGGTCCTGGAACGGGAGCGGATCCCCAAGGGCGAGTCCCGCACCATTCGCGGCAGGAAATATAAGGGCCCCATGCGTGTGGCCACCAAGTGGGAGCTCAAGGAAGTAAGCCTAACGCCCATCGGTGCCGACGACCTGGCCAAGGCCCGAGGGAAAAATTCAAGCCATGGCGGCTACAGGGAGGATGCCATGAACAAGGAACTCAGGAAATTTCTGGAGCGCATGGGCCTGGATCCCAAGGCGACCGAGGCCCAGGCCAAGCAGTATCTGGACAACCTGCGGGCCCGCGAGGACCTGCAGCAGGAGACCCGCTCCGAGCTGGAGAAGCTGGAGCGCGATGCCGGGGACAGCCCGGACCTGACCCCAATCGATCAGCCCTCTGGCGGGACCGGGTCCGGACAGGGCAACACAGGCCACCGCAGCGAGCCCTCCGGCGGATCCGGAGGCGGTTCCGGCGGGGACGGCGGACAGCGCCAGTATGTGGCCCTGGACGAGGTCCGCGGCATGATCGACGACGCCGTGCACAAGGCCACGCAGGAGACCCTGCAGAACGAGTACAAGCGGCAGGACGACATCCGCGAGACGGTGCGCCTGGCCGGATACGGCTCTGACGTGGCGGATGAGTATATCCGCAGCGGCGAGGACGTGAACACGGTCCGCTCCAAGCTCTTCGAGCGGATGAAGACCGAGGCCCCGCCAGTGGGCGCCGGTCGGATCAGCGTGGGCGAGCACGACCAGGACAAGTTCCGGGCGGCGGCGGTCAGCGGACTGTTGGTGCGCTGCGGGATCCGCGAGGAAAAGCCAGCGCCGGGTCACGAGGCTTTCCGGGCCGCGTCCATCGAGAAGGTGGCGCGGGAGTGCCTGGAGCGCATGGGCGTGAATACCAGGAGCCTGGCCTCCAGGGACCAGGTGGCCCGGGAGATCCTCAAGCGGGCCGGGTCCGTCTCCACGGACGATTTCCCCTCCATTTTCCTGGATGTGGCAAACAAGGTGCTCCTGCAGGCCTATCGCGAGTCGCCCAACACCTGGCGGCCCTGGGTCAACGTGGTGAGCGCCAGCGACTTCAAGGACCAGTATGGGGTGAGTCTGTCCGAGGCCCCGGATCTGGAGCTGGTGGACCAGAACGGCGAATTCAAGCACGGCAGCTTCTCCGACAAGCAGGAGTCCTACGCCCTGGGCACCTACGGCAAGATCGTCGATCTGACCCGCCAGATGATCGTCAACGACGACATGCGCGCCTTCTCCCGCCTGCCCAGGCTGCTCGGCAACGCCGCGCGGCGCAAGGAGGCGGAGATCGTCTACTCCCTGCTCATCAACAACCCCACCATGAGCGACGGGAACAAGCTGTTCTCCTCCAACCATAACAACCTGGGCTCCAACGTGGGCCGGGTGACCTCGGATCGGCTGGCCTCCGGACGCGGAACCATGCGCAGGCAGAAAGGCCCGCAGGGCGCGCACCTGGATCTGCAGCCCGCAATCCTGCTTACGCCCACGAGCCAGGAGACGGACGCGGAAGTACTCCTGCGCTCCGCCACCCTGCCGGTCTCCGGCGCGAACGCGGACTACAACCCCTGGGCCAACAAGCTGCGGCCCATCGCCGAGCCGCGACTGGACGACGATTCCGAGGACGCCTGGTATCTCATCGCGGATCCGAACCAGGTGGACACCGTCGAGGCGGCCTTCCTGGACGGCAATGAGGAGCCCTACTTCGAGGAGCAGCAGGAGTTCGGCCGCGACGCGGTGAGCTACAAGGTCCGGCACGACTTCGGCGCCGGGGTTATGGAATGGCGCGGATTCTTCAAGAACCCCGGGACATAGGCACTAGTTAACCCATAGCCGGGGCGGGCCAGTGCCCGCCCCGAGATGGAGGATACAACCATGGCACTCAATTACGTGCAGCCCGGCAAGACGGGCAAGCTGCCGGTCCCCGCGGACAGCCTCTCCGGCGATCCGCAGCTTGTGGGCGACCTGGCCGTGGTCCAGCTGGAGGACGAGAAAGACGGCGAGGCCATGTGTGGCCTGGAGGACGTGTACAGCCTGGACGTCACCGGCGAGGACGACGCCGGCAACGTGGCCATGAGCGCCGGGGAGAAGGTTTACTGGGATGGCGGCACGCTCAACGCGGACGCCACCAACGGCACCTTCTTCGGCCATCTCCTGGATCCGGTCGGGTCCGGAGCCACGGAGAACGTCCGGGTCCGTCTCAAGCAGTAACCCTGCCGGCCCTCTCTCTAAGCCGGGCGGTGTTACCTCTCCCGCCGCCCGGTTTTCGGAGGAGGCAACGGCAAAGCAAGCGAGTGAGGCATGTCATCTCTGGAAGTCGGATTGATAACGGTTTTGGCGGGTCTGGTTGTGGGCGTGGCCGTGCGGCTGCTCACCCAGAGCCGGTTCGTGAGTCGCGGGGAGTGTCAGCGGATGCATCAATACGATGACCAGTGGAAGCGCCAGGTAACCCAGCAGTTGACCGCCCAATCGCGGATGATTCGGGCCTTGGTCCTCAACTCCGGGATGAGTCCCCAGGATCAGCAGACCATCCTGGAGAACTGCGAAGTCCAAGTGGAGAGAAACGATGGCTGACCAAATCGACCAGGCCCAGGAACGGCAGGCCGAACACACCCGGGCCGCCCTGGAGCGGGCCGCGGCAAACCGGCCCGCCGGGCCCTCGCTGGAGCACTGCGAGGACTGCGGGGAAAAAATCCCGGCAAAGCGGCGCCGGGCGGTCCAGGGATGTACTCGCTGCCTTGGGTGTCAGGAGGCTTTTGAAAATGAATAACAGCTTTGAGCCCGCGATGGGGGCAGTCCTGGAGTGGGAAGGCGGACACGTCGACAATCCGGATGATCCCGGAGGCAAGACCAAGTTCGGGATCTCCAAAAAATCCCATCCCAAGGTCAATATCGACAAGCTGACCAAGGACAAGGCGAGAAAGATTTACCGCCGCGACTACTGGACGCCGGCTGGATGCGACGAGTTGCCCGCGGGACTGGACCTGATTGTATTCGATAGCGCGGTCAACTGCGGCGTGGATCGGGCGATCCGGTTCCTGCAGCACGGGGTGGGCACCAAGGTGGACGGCATCTGGGGACCGAACACCCGAAACGCTGCCCAGGCCGCTGACCCCAGGCAGGCCCTGCTAGAGATCGTGGCCCGGCGCGGGGAGTATTATGGTTCCCTGGCCGAACTATTCGAGGATTTCGGGCTGGGCTGGATGCGTAGGCTGAGCGATATGCATCAGCGCGCCCTGGAGCTCATCAAAACAGCATAGGAGGACGCCATGCTGGATATCATGCCTTTGTGGAGCTGGATCCTGGTCCTGATCATTGTTGCCTTTCTCGCCGGCGCCCTGCTGCTGCTCAACAACAAGATCAACAAGCAGGTGCGGCGACTCGGGATTCAGGCGATTCAGGAGCTGAACGACGTGCTGTCCCACTGGGCCAAGACGGACAACCAGCTGCGGGAGCTGGCCACGGAGAGCCTGCAGGCGCTGCGGGCCGAGGCGCAGTCCCTGCTGGACAAGGCCGAGGAGCTCTACACCCTGAACAAGTACCGGGCCCTGGAGCTGCGGGAACGCCTGGACAAGATCCTCAAAGAGCGGGGGGTGTAGATGGGATGGAGCAATATTTTCTCCGGCGCCCTGTCCATGATCCCCGGAGCCGGTCAGGTCAAGGGCGTTCTGGAAATGGCCAGCGGAGTGGCCGGAGCCATCGGTGGCGACACCGGCAAGAAGATCGAGAACGGGGCCCAGGAGCTGGCCGACGGCCTGCAGGAGGCGGACCAGCAGGAGCTCCCGCCGGAGCAGAGGACCGAGCTGGAGAAATTCGCCAAGAAGCACGAGCAGCGCATGCGCGAGCTCGGCCTGCAGGACACCCAGGGCGCCCGCAGCTTTGCCGCCAAGGAGCTACAAAGCGACGACCAATACGTCCGCCGCACCCGCCCCAAGATGGTGCGCATGGTGGTCTGGCTGGCCATCCTGTTCGTGTTCGCGGTGATGGTTCTGGTGGGGATCGTGCTTGGCTTTTCGGATTCCCTGGATGAGTCCGAGGTGAGCCTGCTTATCGGCATGATGCAATACGTGGGCGGATTTGTCTTCGGCATGGTGGTGATCATGTTCCGCTCCTACACGACCAGGCGGAGCATGGACAAGGCCATGGAGATGACCGGGACCATGCCCAGCTCGCTCACGGATAAGATGATGCAGATGGTCGGCGGGAAAAAGGCCAAGGAATGAACAATCGTCACCGCCCTTGCGTCTGGCCGGACTGCGGCCGTCTGCACAACCACGAGTCCGGGTTGTGCTCGGAGCATCGGCAGCCCGAATCCGCCCTCTGCCCCCAGGCCGAAGTGGAGCTGCAGCGGGTGGAGGCCATGGCCCGAACCCTGCGGGAAACGGGCAATCCGGAATACATCGGCCGCATGCACCACGGCCTGGCTCAGGTTCGGCAGGCCATGCCGGACAGCGGCGGCGAGCCCATAGACGACCCGGCGGGAGGCCTTGAGCATGGCTGAACCTTTCGCCCACGCCGCATCCAAGCTCTTTGACGTGTTCGTCGGTACAGAGCCCAACGCCACCTATCGCCCCGCGTCCGGCGATTCCGTGGACTGCCGGCTCTACGTGACCGGGTACAATCGCGCCTCGGTGCAGTATCCGGAGGTTACCATGGCGTCGTTGACCGGCGAGGTCCTGGCCTCCGAGGTCGGCATGGACATCCAGGCCAACGAGAAGATCGACTTTGAGGGCAAGACCTACGTCATCGCGGAGCCTCCTCGCGGCGACGGAGAGGTCTGGATTCTGGAGCTCAACCTGGACGCCGAGACGGTGAGCATCTGATGCCACGCGGAACGAACATATCCGTCACCCTGGACCGCTCCGACTGGCGCGAGCTGCAGCTTGCCCTTCGCAACGTGCGAAACGGAGCGCCCCGGGCCCTCAAGAGCGCGGTCAACAGGACCCTAACCGGGGTCAAGACCGACATGGCCCGGGAGACGCAACAGCGGCTCGCGCTCAAGCAGAAGCGGATCAAGAAGGGTATCAAGATCGCCAAGAAGGCGACGACAAGTGATTTTTCCGGGCGCGTCTCTTCTTCCGGGCAGCCCGTGAGCCTCTACCGCTTTGGGGCCAAACAGCGCAAGAAGGGCGTCTCCGTCCGGGTGCTGAAAAGCGAGGGGCGCAAAACGATTCGGGGTGCATTCATCGCCCGGGGCAAGCACGGGAACACGATGGTCTTTTGGCGCAAAAAGTCCGGCGCAGGGGCGGACCAGATCGGCACGAAAAGGAAAAAGCCCTGGATGGTCTACGCCCAGCTCCCGGAAAGATACCGCTATCCCGTGGAGGCCCTGCACGGCCCCCGGATCCAGGATATCACCGCCCGCCCCGAGGTGATGCAGGCGGTGCAGGACAAGGCGACGGTTCGGCTCCGGAAGGAGCTCGCTTCGCAAACTGACCGCCTGCTGCAGCGGTCCAGGAGATAGATCATGGCAGACACGATCCGCGAGCTCATCATCCAGGACGTCGTAGCGCAGCTGGGCACGCTGACCACCGCGAACGGGTACAACACGAGCTGTGGGCAGGATGTGCGGCGCGGGGAGACAGAAGTCCCGCTTGCGGACCTGCCCGCCTCGGTGGTGCTCCCGGGCGAGGACTCCGCGGAGCACGAGTTCGGGCAGCAGAATTGCACCATGCCGGTTGAGATCCACGCCCTGCACAAGCGCGGCGACCTCAACATCTCTGTCCTGGGCGAGCAAATGCTCGGGGATCTGATCTCCTGTCTGGTGGGCGGGCGGGACAGCATCGGATACATCGATCGCCTGCACTACAGCGGCGGCGGAATCGAAGAGTATCCCGGGCCGGAGGATCAGGCCCTGTCGGTTCGGGCCAGCATCGAGGTTGAATACACCACGCTGATTGGTGATCCATACACGCAACCGTAAACCCCATGGAGGCAATGCAACATGGCACGAACAAATACCGCTGAAAATGCAAAGCTCCTTTACGAGGCCGGCGAGGAGTACACGGATTTTTCCCAGCTTACTGATTCCGGGGATCAAACCGTCTTCACCTCCGGCGCGTCGATGTGGTCCGGTCGGTCTGGCTACGAGCCGGATGTCCGACCCAACGGACTGATCACCGGCGGGGAGGTAACACCCGCGGACTCCACTGACACCGTGGATGTGGCCGCTCTGACCTGCTATCTCAAGGGCGTCAACACGTCCGTCTCAAGCGGGACTGTGAGCGTCACCCGGCCGGGGACCGACGTGGCTAAAATCTCTTCGATCACCGTGGACAGCACGGGCTCTCTGGTCGAGGTCCAGGGGGCGGAGGCCAGCGACACCAACTTTTCGGATTCGCGTGGCGCGGAGGGCGGCCCGCCCTGGATCCCCACGGACAGCATCGAGATCGCCCAGGTCCGGATGACATCCTCCGCGTCCGCCACGCTGACCAAGGACCAGATCAAGCAGGTGGTGGGCCAGCACCGGGAGCGCTGGGACAGTCCGGTCTGGGACGAGCACATGTTCGACGCCACGGTGGAGTTCATCAGTGCCCTGCCGAAGATCCACAGCGACGATAGCGGGAGCACCACCAAGGCCAAGGCGGTCTGGGCGGCCTACTACGAGCCGACCTTCACCGAGCAACCCTATTGCTCGAACTTCCAGGCTCCGGAGCAGTCCCACAGCGTGAACTCCACACAGGTCTACGGGACTACGCTCGCGTCCCACAGCTCCAGCCTTAACCAGGGATCGTTCACTACACGGCTCAAGGACGGGATCACGGATAACTTCATGGGCATGAAGGACGAAAACATCTGGATCAAGTTCTTCCCGGACCGCAACCGCACCCCGTATCTCGCCTGCCAGGGAAAGCTCGGCGTGACCAGGTCCTTCCCCGCGGGCGACCACATCCAGGCCGAATGCACCATTTCCGCAGTTGAGCCGGCAACAGGGGTGAGTAGCTGATGGGATTCGACCTGAAAGGATTCCGTAACGCGCAATGCCAGGCCCGGACCGATCAGGTCCGGGTCGATGGCATGGCCGATTGGTTCGATGAAGGTGACGAGCCCGTCTTTCACGTGCGGGGGTTGTCCGGGGAAGAATTGGCCCGTGTGCGCGAGGCTGTGGACAAGAACAAAAACATCTCTGAGGTCCTGGAAGCTATTGCCACATCACAGACCAGCCAGGATCGCATTGACGAGATCCGGGAATATCTTGGCGTCTCCGATTCGGTTCCTAACGAGCTGGCCCGGCGCATGGAGATGCTGGTCTACGGCTCAGTGGATCCGAACCTGGACCATGAGACAGTCAAGCTCGTCGCGGAGCGCCACCCCATTGAGCTCTACAACATTACGGACAAAATTCTCACACTGACCGGCGAGGGGGCCCAGCCTCTGAAAAAAAAAGACTCCAGCAGGACCCAGGAGTGAAGGCGAGCATGGCCCTGGCTGAGCGAAACGGACGCTTTCTCTTTGAGATACGACCCGACCTGTTTCCCGAGGGCCGGCTGACCGATCTGGAAATGGAGCTCTGGGGCGATTACCTCGAAGAGCAGCAGGAGCGAAGGAAGCATAATGGCTGACCTGACCAAGACTGTCGATGTCGTTCTGAACGGCAAGGATCGACTAGGCCGAGCGTTCCAGACTGCGACCCGGGCCTCCCGCCGCTTGAGCGGGGCCCTTGGAGCCACAGGAGGGGTCGCCGCTACAGCGGGGGTTGCGGCGACAGCTTTGGCCGCCCTCGGGGGCGTGGCCGCCGGTAAGCTCGCCGAAGGTCTGGCGGCTGCCTACGGCGAGTTCGCCCAGTTCGAGACTTCCCTCAAGGATCTGGAAAAGGTTCTCGGCGAGCAACCCGAGCAGATGGAGAAGGCCAAGAACGCCGCCCAGGAGATGGCTACCGAATACGGCGTGGCCTCGGAGAAGATCATCGACAGCATGGCGAACTGGGTCCAGGCCGGATACAACATCGACGAGGCCATGACCCTGGCCGAGGACACCATTGCCGCCACCTACGCGTCCGAGCTCAACATGCAGGACGCCACCAAGACGCTGACGCAGGTCCTCAAGGGGTTCAACGTCGAGGTGGACGATGCCCGGAGCAAGCTGGACGCGATCAATTCCATCTCCAACAATTATGCCGCCTCCGTCGGCCAACTCTCCGAGGCCCTGGGCCGAGCCGCTCCCGTAGCCGAGTCCGTCGGTCTCTCCATGGAGCAGCTTGCTTCCCTGATGACTCCCGCCATCGAGAAATTCCAGGACGGGCGCCGCGTGGGCACCGCCTTCAAAACGATGCTCACTAAGCTGCAGGATGATTCCCAGCCGGTGCAGCAAGCCCTGGAGACCCTCGGAGTCAAGCAACAGAAGGCGAATGGCGAATTTAGGTCCGGGGAAGCGATCCTCTACGATGTGGGCGAGGCTTTCCAGGGGATCAACAAAGAGCAGCAGGCTTTTATCGCTTCTCAGCTTGCCGGGCGAGAGCACGCAGCCAAATTCCTGGCAACGATGAACGAGTGGGACCAGGTAAGTAAGATTTACAATACCGCCATGAACTCCGTTGGCTCCATCACCGAGGAGGTCCAGAACCGGCTTGAGGCGGCCTCCACGCAGATGGACCGATTCCAGGCGACCAGTAAGGTGCTGGCTCAGACTATCGGCGGGCAGGTGGCGGAGTCGTTTACCGACGTTGTCCAGTCGTCCACGAACTTGGTGGGAGCTCTCCAAGAGGCCATCGAGTCCGGAGGGGCGTCCGAGTTCTTTGAAGATATCAACGAGATGGCGGATGAGTTGGCGGAATATCTCGACAAAATTGCGGAAGCCATGCCGGAGGCCTTCGAGGATGTCGATTGGGATAAGCTTTCGGGGGCCATTCAGGGCGTGGGCGAGGCATTCGGTGACTGGTTCGAGGACCTGGATCTCACTAAGCCAGAAGACCTTGCCACAGCTTTGCAGCGCCTTGTTGATGGTGCCGCAAGGCTGATCAATACATTTTCGACGTTTGTTTCGTGGGGCGATGAAGTAATGGCCGTCCTGCTCAACATCGGCAAGGGAACGAGCCAGATCAGCGACGTCCTCTCCAGCGTCAACTCGTTCTGGGATATTTTCATTGTAGCAGCGGGAACAGCCGTGGGGGCCTACGAGCGGTTCCTGAAAGCCCTGGATTATGTCCCCGGCCTGGATCTGTCCGGGGCGATCAATTCGGTACACAAGTTCGGGACCCGTATCGCGAGCATGCAGCTTGAGCTGGAAAAGGCTAAGGAAAAGCAGAAAGAGCAGCAGGAGGCCATGCAGGAAACGGGAGATACAGCCCGAAAAGCCGGCTCGGACGTGGATGACATGGCCGATTCGCTCAACAAGACGAAGGATAAGGCGAAGGAAGGAGAGGACGCCGTCCGCGGCTTCGAGAATGTGATCCGCTCAGTGACCGAGGGGAAGCATCACGTCGATCTCAAAGCCAAGGCGGACGAACAGTCCGCCAAGGAAGCCGGCGAGGACATCAAGGATAATGTCCCCGCCAAGGAAGAGATGAAGATCGAGGCCGAGGTCCAGAAAAAACAGATCGAAAAAGAGATAGCCAAGATCGAGGCCCGGGCCGACAAGGCGGAGGCGGCATTCAAATACTCAGCCGAGGTCGATATAGCCCAGGCCGAGGCACAGATGGAGCGATATGTCTCGTCTGTCGAAGCGGTCACATCATCCCTAAATCAAAGCACTCAAGCTCTTGGGTCGCTATTTGGCGAATGGGAAGAAGGACAGAGCTTTCGCAAAAAGTGGGCGATCCAGGACGCCATCGAGCAGCAAATGGACATCCAGGAAAGCCAAGCCGAGCAGCAAAAGCGCCTCATTGAAAAGCAAATCCAGTTAATGAATCAGCGGCTCGAATCCATGAGAGACGGTGAGGGCCTGATCAAGATTGAGGGCGAAGGACTAGAGCCGGAACTGGAAGCCTTCATGTGGAAGATCGTGGAGCGGGTGCAGCTCCGCGTCAATGAGCAGTCCGCCGAGTATCTACTCGGTATCGGGTCCGCGTGATGGGCAAGGCCGATATACTGTCTCATCAAGGAAGCGGTTTTTACCTGGTCCGCATATCATATAACGAGCGGCGGGCCCAGGAAACTATTGATCATCTCCAAGAGAGGATCGCTCGAATCAAAGATAGACTCCAGGGGCTCGCTGAGGCACGAGAGGACGCCGAAAGCAAGGCCGAAGATGCCAGGGACGATGTGGATCAGGCCATACAAGACTGGGTTGCGGCTCAGGGCACAAGCGAAGAGCCAGAAAAAAGAGAAGACCTCTTAAAGGCTCAACAGGCATATATTCAAGCTCGCTCCGAGCATGAGAGGGCTGCTGTAGAGCATGAATTGTGGCGAGTGGAACGAGTGAGCGCGGAGCGACGAATACAACTGATTGAGCGCAATCTGCCAAGCGGCCCCAGCCGCGAGATACAGATCCCCTGCGTTGACTACACCACGAACCTGTCTGGAGAGGTGGGGACTATCGAACCGCTAGGGCTTGGGGACACGGTCCTGGTCCGCCCCGGATATGATGACGCGGCAGTCCATGATCCATCCAAGGACGGCGAGATGACGCCCGTCATTTCCCAAACGGCGGCCCAAACGCTCTATAATTATATGATGCTTCCGGGCTGGCAGAAGTGGCAGCCGCTTTATAGGACCGGCACCATTAAGAATGTCGACGTGGATAATGACAAGGGGGATGTGAAGCTGGATGGCGCAACGAGTCCGAGCCAGGGGCTCAATGTCAATCAAAGCAAAGAGCTTTCAAGTATCCCGATCCGATACATGGCCTGCCATTCGCTTGCTTTTGAGGAGGACGACCATGTTGTGGTGCAATTCCTCAACCGCGACTGGAACTCTCCACGGATAATCGGATTCGCTGATGGCCCCAGGCCATGCGAGTTCTATCTGCGCATCACCATCAACGGATATGACTGCACCCAAAGTCATCGCGTTGGGCTATTGGATGCCGACACGGGAGAAGCGATCGACGAGCAAGACACGGACTCGAGCGGCGTAGTAGGACCGCTCTATCTTGGGAATTACAAGGCCGAGAATGTCGTTCCAGCCCTGCATTTTAGTGGCGGACCATACGGGGCGCTGTTTTCACATTATAGAGAAGCAAACGATCTACCTGCTACGACAGCTGGTTTTCGCTATAACTATATATCGGAGTCGAGTGATTTTTGGAATTACACGGATTCACCGGATCAGATGTCCGATGACCATGGATATTACACCTTCGAAATTTTAGACGGTGATCAGGATATCTATAACGGCGGGACAGTGCATCTCTACAATATCAGATGGCTGTGGTCAGAATCTACATTGCAAGAGTTTTCTACAAAGACGTTGACCCGAGAAGATGGCACCCAGGTCCTTGGGTATGTAGTCCCGATAGATGGTGCCAAGACTGTGCGTCACCGTAGGGTGCAGGCGTGGACGCCGCCGATTTTGAGCAGTTGGAATGAGCAGGAAGTCGTCGGCTCCGGGCATTTTCGAATGCGCAACCCGGATGAATCCTATAATACGCGGTTTTACGATAAGGACACATTGGCGAATAAGTGGAAGATAGCCGTTACTCAGGGGCTATCACGGACAAACGAGTCTGCATCCAAGATCTTTGATCATTCGTATATTGAAGCCAGGGAGCAAATTCTACACGACACTTATACAATTACGTTTACGAGTGGGACCGACTTCGAGCTAACTTTAATGTATTTCTCTGGTTCTTGGTTTGGTTCTACTGATCAAGATTTTGCACCCACGGACCCGGCGACAGAGGACCCGATCCTCTTTATCCCCAAGGAAGCGTGGGGTGATTCAACCTGGGAGGACGGGGATACAGTATCATGGTCCTATGGATTAGCTTTGTACGATCTTTATAGAGATAACAGTAAGTCAGGCGAGGAAACGGAGTGGAAGCTGGTTGAGCCGGATTTGTCGACTGGAAGTGACTTCACGCACACCTATACTGATTCGGATGGCATAATCTATGACGATTATACCATCAAGCGTGATGGATGGCGCGGCGCATTTGCGGCAGGGGATGAGATTGTGTTTGTGATCCAGGGTGCCCAAAAAGGCATCGTTGTGTGCGGAGATGATATCCCTGGAGATACTATATTCTACGAAGAGACCGAATTCTTGACAACGATGACTGATTACCACGAGACGATAATCCCTGCTGTTCGCAAGACGTCACATATTACTAGTGACTGTCCTCGACATTTTTATCCTACGGCTGATGTCAAGGATTTCCCTGACGGGATTGTAGATGATGAGTGTTCTTATCCTGAGTATGGCAAAGGTCCAGTGGATGCGCTACAACATTCTTCTTATATATGGAGACACGCACAGAATTACGATGCATCAATAGATCCACATAGTCTTTTTCCAGTCAGCGATGACAAGGGTCATAATCCGCAAATGGCTGGTTTTACGATCAAGCAAGAGATCCAAAACGTTTGGTATCAGCTCTGGGCATCGTGGATTGATCAGTCGTCAAACACTACCTGTGCTGAAGGCACATTTGCAAAGCGTAATGATACGGAATATATGGATTTTGAGACTAGTTACATTGAGATGATCGACGTCCCCCAGGAGTGGATATGATATCAATAAGTGCGCCGCTTTATGATCTGGAGGGCCATGTGCTCCTGTCTCCGTCCCCGGACTCTGACTTGCAGGGAGGGTCCCGCAGGGTATCCCGCACACCTACTCTGGATGGAGGGGCAACGATTGTAGACCAGGGGATGAGCCACGCGGACCGGACATTTCAGATCACGGTCCCCAATATATCAGAAAACAAATACAACACCGTCTGGTATCTGCTCCGGACCTATGGCCTTGTGAACATTGCTACCCGAGAAGGCGTCTTCTCGGGGACTATCAGTCGCGCCAGGGTCCGAAGCGGTAATCTTGAAATGACAATCCTCATACAGGAGAAGAACGATGGCATCAGCTAATTTCCCAGTCGATACCCTGGAGCTCCACAAGGGGCAAGGCGATCTGGATCTGGTCAACGACACAATCAAGGTGGCTCTGCTCGCCTCATTCGCGCCCACGTATTCGGCCTGGGCCTCTAGCACCAGTTATGCCGAAGGCGATATCGTGATTCCGACTACTCGGAATGGGCGTCGCTACCGGGCGACAAACTCCGGAACGTCCGGGTCCGGTGAGCCGACGTGGCCCACCGCCGCAGGTGGCACGGTCACGGACAACGACATCACCTGGGAGGAATACGGAGGAGAGCATGCCGACAACGAGTATTTCAACGACGTGTCGGCTAATGAATTGGCCGGCGGCGATGGCTATACTGCCGGGGGGCAGCCCCTGAGCACCAAGTCCCTCGCCAAGCTCTCCACGGACCCCGCTGTTGTAAAGTGGGACGCGGACGATGTGACCTGGACCAGCCTTTCCAAGACATTCATGACGGCTTGGCTCTATGTGGACGGAGACACGCCAGGGTCGAACGATTACGTGATCGGGTATATTCTGCTGGACGATACGCACTCCAGCGTGAGTATCAACGGGGTGGACTTCACTCTCAAGTTCAGCTCTGATGGAATCCTAATCTTCGGGCGCAAGGCGACTCTGTAACCACGCAGCAATTGCTAGCGCAAGGGGGGCGGCGGACAGCAATCCGGCTGCCCCCTTTTACCATGAGCTTATGGCGATAACTGATTTTGACCACAGAAAGCTTCTCGAAGTTACGAGTGCGCCCGGATCTCCGTCCTTCTCTCGTGCTGCTTGCCTCAATATCACGTCTGGAAGTGGGGGGGAGACAGGCACAGGCGAAATTGCGCTTGATTGGAGCAACATCTCTAGTGCAGCGGACTTGGCTGTTTACGACGAGAACAACAATCTTCTTGATTACTACATCGAGCACTTTGACGCATCGAGCCAGCAGGCCACATTGTGGGTTCATCGGTCCTGGGTCCGTGATGGCAGTGTCCAGGCCAAAATCGCTTATGGCAACGGTTCAGGTGATCAATCGGTATCGGCTCCGACAATCTTTGATAATGAAGCCAACATCCAGGCTGTCTATCTCTGCAACGAGGTCTCTGGGGATATAATAGACAAAACGAGCAACGGCAGAGATGGAACAGTTTACGGATGTTCGCGTGGTCTGGATGCTATTGTCGGACGTGCGTATGGTTTCAATGGGAGCAGTGATTATGTGGGTCTCCCGGCAAATCTCCGCGATATATTCAAGTATAAAGATTGGACTGTTCTAGCGTTATATAAATGGCGATCTGATACAAATGGTGTGCTGATAGGAACACAAGATGGCTCAACGTATGATTCGTTTCGTCTATATGAAGATGGGACAGTTAGGTGGCGGGATGCTGATTACGAGCCAAACCAGGCATACACTGACATTGATGTTGGCGACTATGATGTGTTCCATGCGATGGGCGATTCGACCACGATTTACGGGTTTCGGAACGGCTCATTGATATCTACTGGCGACATATCTTTCATGAACGAGCCAATCAACATTGATTCCAGCAGCGATCTTCCTCTTGGAGCAAACGACGATGAAGGCGCTCTAGATAATTTCATGGACATGGAGCTGTCCTGTGTCTTGATTTATGATGCAAAGCTATCTGATGATGACGCTAAGGCACAGGCTGATGCAATATTCAATTCTCTTCTTTATCAGCGTCCGGCTGAGATAAGTATTGGTTCCCCTTCCGCTGCTGTCGGTAGCGCTGCCATTGAGCCCATAGTAATCCCGATAATTGTTCCGACGGAAACGGAAGCACACTTTGGCTTTTCTCCATCCTGGGATGCGAATCAGATTTTTGTCTCTTTAACTCGATCAGCGTCGTTCCCTCTGACCCCAATAGCAGACTTTCATCTCACAGCTTCAGGAGGTGAATCTGCGTTTGAGTTGGGGACGCATACGGCCGAAATCGCCGCTCCGGTTCCGGTAATTCGTACAGCCACCGATGGGATATCCCCTCTAGTCCCCTACATGAACATAGCATCAGCTCCATCGGCAGTGCGCTCCCTAGTCGTTTCTCCTGACGTGGGTTATCCGATCTGGGCGACGGGGTCGGCCGTGGCGGCTGAGGCCCCAATACGCAATTTTGTCAATAATGCTCCATTGGGGTCGATCTCGTCTCTGGGCCGAGCTTGGTGGAGGTGGGACGCGGATCCGGTCCGAGCCAGGATCCTATACCGGGTGGTGCTTACCGGGGCCGCGGACGGCGTGCCAGATGTAGATCTTCCGGCAACCCATATTCATGTTCGGCGTAGGGAGGACAAGGAGCTGTCCTACATCGAGGTGGAGACCGCGCCTCTTGCGGATACAGCCGCCCGGATCGCGGACAGATCCTCCGGGCAGATACTGGTTGATCGTGGTCTGAGCGTGGGGCTCGGATGGCACTGGATCCGGATCGCGGAGGCCAGATTGGACGATGTGGAGGTCCTGCGGGAGCGCCGGTTCCGCCTCTCGGGGAGAGGGTCGGAGCTGGAGCCGGCAGACCGCACAATGGTTCTCAGGCCTTCATATCGGAGTGAGGAGAATGAGGAGCTACGTTTACGTTCAGCGGTAGACCCGTTCCTCGCACCGGGGGATCGGGTGGACTTCCAGGGCCGGGTCGTGACCGTCCGGGAAATCAGCTACTATATCGCGGTGAGTGATGAGGAAATGGAAACATTAGGCTCGTAAAAAGGATATTTTATGGCTATATCTGCTACGTATGTGGATGGCTCCACATTTACAGTCAGCGGGGACAAGACAGGTGAGTTTGTCCAAGATCGTCGCGTCAAGGCAAACTGCGATACGGATGGAGACAAGTATTCCAGCGTATCCAGTTCATCTTATGACGGCGGCTCTGATGCGACAACGGTCAACATTGAGGATTCCGTTCTTACTTCGAATTTAGTCGAGGTTTGGTTCGGGATGGTAGCTCCGGGGAGCACCGGATCGTTGCCTCTACATACGCATGCAAGTGATGATCAAGGAGGCAGCCTCGTTATCGCCTACGGGGTTCGGTGGGACAGCATCAATGACCTCTACGAGCCAGGGTTCGTCCAGGGAAACGCATTTGTCGGCGGAAATTCTGAACTGTTCGTTCACAATAAGATGGGACGAGGGCTCCTGACCAGCGGTGGATCCTGGAGCAAGTTAAACCCCGATGATTCGACCCAATATGAGGATGGATCAGCCGCAACACTTGATGGTAGCGCAGGCCAGGTTATGGTCAAGATCCCTGTCTTTTATCAGCTTATCTTGCGTGACAATCAATATGTTTACTTTCTCGTGAGCGACCAGCCTTTCTCTTTCAAAGGGTCCAGCGCCTGGATCCCCAAGGGCTTTTACAAGGGTGGCTCTACAGCAAGCGAACGTTACTGCGGGGCTTTTGAGGCGGTGGCGGCGAGTGATTCAACATCGGCGACCGCAAAAAGTATTGTCAAGGACACGTCTGGATACTCAATGAGCTATCCCAACCCGTTCACCAGTCTTACGCGAGGTGATTTCCGGTCGCAGTGCAGCGACGGCATCTTTCATCAATGGGATTGGGGCTTGTGGGAGATAGTCGCTATCCTATTCTTGGCTGAATACAAAACCTGGTATTCCCAAAATGTGCTCCCTGGTTATACCTGGAAATCCAGCTGGGACTACGGCTATACCTATCAGGTGGGACAGACCGCCTCTCTAGGCGATGCGTCTGGTACGATCACTGATGGTAGCAGCAACGTCATCGCCAATTCTTTTCGCGGGATTGAAAACCTGTACGGGCATGTATGGAATTGGGTTGACGGGATAAACATCGACAATACAAGCGGCAATGTCCACGTCTACACGTGCTATGATCCATCGAGCTTTGCGGACGACACAACCACAGGCTATACGGACACTGGTCATGCCCCTGGTTTCGGGGACACCGATGACTATATCAAAGATATTTTGGGGCAGGGAGAGCTGTGTCCCTTTTTCCCATCAGAGCTAGGCAATGGTGCCGATAGCTCGTCCTTTATCACGGACTATATGTGGAACGCTTCCGGCGATTGGCGGGTGTTGCGGGTCGGCGGGCGTCTCTCGCCGGAAGATCGGCGTCAC